GAGCCAGAAACCATGCCTAGCGCTCAACCAGCGGGATACAAGGAAGATGAATCTCTAACTCAAGAGATGAAAGATATGATTTCTCCCGTCTTTGGTCCGTTCTCCTCACTACTCCCCTCCGCGGCGGAGACGTACGGCATCGCAAAAACGAAAAAATATGGTGATTTTCCATTTTTTAAGGCTCCCCAGAATCGCGTGACACGCCAATATTATATCGAAGGCGCTTGGGAATGGCAATTGATAGAGGCCAACCTGGCCGCGGCCGTCAGCGAAACAGCTCAGGGCGCCCTAAACAACAATTGGACGCCCTGTAAAAAATCAGTTAAATATGTTACTGATTTACCTGAAGAAGATTTTATACCACTTTTCCCAATCGTATACTTCCCCATAGAAGGCGAGGAACAAGACCTTATACTTCCAGAAATTGAATTAATAAAAAAATTAGAACCTTCGGTTTACGATAAAATTGCTGAAGTGGGCGCCCCCAGTCCGGAAAGCATTTCTAGATTTAAACACTTAGTTAATAATTTTCATCAATTTTATTATAAGCACATGGCACAAAAAATGCTTAATGAGCTTAAAACCACTCCAGAATTTAAATTGATGTATAATCATCTGTTTCCGATGCGTAGGTATATGGCACTATCCTTTGCATATGCAGGCGACAGCTTATCTAAGTTTATTTCTCACCCGACAGAGATATTAGACATAACAAAAAATACGTTGTTTCAAATATTAACAGGAATAGAAAATTCTCTAGATTATACTTATTTGCCGGATCCGCTAGCAGACTTTTTAATGGATCAACTTTCAGATGAACCAATAAGCACACAGGCAAAGCCACCAAGCTTATCAAAATTGATATGGTGGATTATTATTCGCACATCATTGTTAATACTCAAAGGTTTCGTTGAGGTCACTGATCCAGCTATTATATTGGCTAAATTTATTATTGACACAGTTAACGCAATACAACAAGCTATTATAGCTATGATCGAAACAGGTATACGTCTTGCTGAGACCGCCATTCAAGCAGCTGCAGATCTCGCACACTCTACCATCAAGATGGTTGAAATAAATATCAATATTGCAGCTGCAACAATCAACATGGCCATTGATTTTGCTTTATCCACGGTGCCAATATTGGATCCTGAAACTGGAGAACAACTTCCATCAACCGTAGAAGGGAAGGAAGGTAAAACTTTAGAAGAGTATTTAATATTCATAATCGACACCAACGGCGACGGCACCGGCGATCCCTTGCCAATAGAAGATTGGCAAATAGAGTTATTAGATTTGGAGCCCGTCATTTATGATAAGATGAAGGAAGAAGACGAGGCCAATGGTACAAATTATGCTTTGACATGGGACGATATGAAAATTCAGATAGAAAAAGTTCAAGATATGCAAAGTGAATATAGCAAGGCCAAACAAAAACTTGTGAGCACAGAAGAAATCTTAAACACAGTTATAGCAGATTTAAAAGATGCTCTAGAAGAAGCAAAAGAAACTATGAGAGAAATATTTGCTTCTCCATTTTTGCTCCCAGGACTTTGGGCCGCGATGCTGCCTTCAATGGTGCCATATGGCGGCGGTTTAATGCCTCCGCCTCTACCAGGTGGGCCGCCCAGTACTGTACCTGGTATGATATATCTTGCTTTATTATTCCTTGATGGATGGGAAGAGCTACAACAAAGTCAATCAGAAGAATACGAAGATGAATTTAATTGTGATGAATATCTTTAATCCTAATACTGGCATGATTTTGTAGATTCAACTATTTATAAATACATTTGGAGTAATGTTTTATATAAATTAAGAGGATACAAAAAATGAGCGCAATAGGACCAAGTTTACCTTTAACGAGAGACGAAACATTTGGAAATTATTCTCTTATAACCAAATACAGAGATGAAATACAACAGAATTTAAAAAATCTTCTTTTAACTTCGCCAGGCGAGAGAATGATGATTCCTGATTTTGGAGTAGGTCTGCGTCATTTTTTGTTTGAGCCAAGAAGTCATAGTATTCCTTCTATAAGACAAAGAATTGACAGCCAGGTGAGGAAATACATGCCATTTATAAGAAATCTTAAGGTGCAATTTGATAACGGCGGTAATCCAGAATTTCTAGATAGTTCTAATATTTTGGGTATTAAAATTATATATGATATACCAAGCATGAACCTAACTAAAACTTTAACATTGGATAAAGAGGACGTCAGCTAATAATGATAAAAAAAGATAAAAAACTCATAAGATACACAGACAGAGATTTTAATTCTATAAAAGAAAGTTTGGTTAGATATACGAAAAGATATTATCCTAATGTATTTCAAGATTTTTCCGAAGCCTCTTTTGGGTCTTTAATGCTAGACACTGTAGCATATGTGGGTGATGTATTATCTTTTTATTTAGATTATCAAACCAACGAATCATTTCTAGACACTACTATAGAATATGATAATATTATTAGGCATGGAGAGCAAGTGGGCTATAAACAGCCACTAAGGCCAAACTCATTCGGAGTAGTTACTTTATATATTTTAGTTCCAACTGATACAACAGGTGGAGGTACAGGGCCAGATTATGATTATCTGCCAACTCTAGTAAAGGGATCTAAATTTTCTTCTTCAGGGGGCCAAGTTTTCACTTTAATAGATGATATAGATTTTTCCAACCCTGATAATGAGATCATAACAGCGACCAACAATGAGGCGACTGGTAGCCCAACAGCATATGCGATTAGGGCGTATGGTAGAGTTATATCAGGCGAACTACAAGAAGAGACAATAAACGTAGGAAACTTTACGAGATTTCTAACTCTATCTCTATCAGATCCAAACATTACAGAGGTAGTTTCTGTTACTGACACAGAAGGCCACGAATACTATGAAGTAGATTATTTATCTCAAGATACGGTTTTTAGATCGATTACTAACAAGGACTCAGAAACTAGCCAATATGTACCAGAAAAAATTGTTACTACTGCAGTGCCGCGTCGATTTACTGTATTTAATAGATTTGGACAAATATTTATAAAATTTGGCTATGGCTCTGAATCTTCTTTAAAGACAGATAATATAACGCATCCTTCAAATGTAGCATTAAGGATGCATGGTAAAAATTATGAAAATGATCTTAATTTTGATCCATCAAAATTATTAGAGACGGATAAATTTGGAATTTCACCAGCTAATACATCATTAAAAATAGTTTATAGAACTAACACCACAGAAAATGTAAATGTCTCTACTTCTGGCATAAAGCAAGTAGTCGAACCCTTATTGGTTTTTGGCGAGAATGCAACAAGATCTGATAAAATAGATCTAGTTAGAGAAAGCCTTGAAGTGACAAATGAAAAGCCCATTGTTGGAGATGTTGAACTACCAACAGCAGCGGAATTAAAACAAAGAATTAATGATGTTTTTGCAACACAAAACCGTGCTGTTACAGCTGACGACTATTCAGCGCTAGTCTATAGAATGCCAGCTAAATTTGGTAAAATTAAAAGAGCTAAAATAGTAAGAGATCATGATTCTTTTAAAAGAAATTTAAATTTATATGTTATTTCTCAGGATTCTAACGGTAATTTTATAGCCAGCAATCAGCTTTTAAAAAATAATTTAAAGATATGGCTTAATAACTACAGAATGATTAATGATACTATTGATATATTGGATCCTAGGATTGTTAATATAAAAATTAGTTTTTCTGCAGTTGTAGATTATTCACAAGATAAATATGAAGCCCTTGATGTGGCTATTGAATCAATAAAAGAAATATTTGCAGAAAAGATGGATATTGGCGAACCAATTTATATTACAAAGATATACGATGTGTTGAATAACACAGATGAAATAGTTGATGTCACAAATGTGAAGATAGAGCTTCAATCCGGAGGCCTCTATTCTGATGAGGCCTTGAATATAGATAATTATATTTCTGCCGATGGAAGAATATTGTATGCGCCAGAAAATGTTGTTTATGAATTAAAATATCCTAATCTTGATATTAAGGGAACTATTAAATAATGGGAATTAAAAGTTACAAAGCAACGAAAGATAACACTATAACTAATGGTTTTAAATTAACATCTGCGACACGCGGTACTGGCTCTAATATGGGAGCGTCAGATATATTAGAGGTCTACTCTATATACGGCCAGCAGACCACATCATCTGTTGAACTTTCTCGTGTGTTGATACAGTTTCCTATTAACGAAGTTTCTTCTGACAGAAACACCGGGAACATCCCCGCCAAAGGAAACGTTAATTTTTACTTAAGAATGTTCAATGCAAGACACTCTGAACAGCTTCCAAGAGATTTTACTGTCAACGTTTTAGCCGTATCACAATCTTGGCAAGAAGGGTATGGTTTGGATATGGATGGATATTCAGACGAAACAGAGGACAGCATAGAAGGCTCTAACTGGATGAACGCTAATAATACTTTTACTGCTGCAAACGCACAGTTATGGTTGAAGGCCAACACCGGAACTGGCTCACTCGTCGGTCAGACTCTTGGGCTGACCGACGCGTCTGGTATTAGTCAGACATTTACATTTACTGACGATCTCGTACGCACAGGCGGTAGTATCGGCGTCTCGGGATCATCGAATACAACTGAGACGATTGGTACTATCAAAACTGCTATTAATAATATCTCAGCACTTGGCATAACTGCCGGTACAATAGTTTCACAAGATACTAACAACAACCAATGGTTAACATTGACTCAAGACAGCACAGGCTATGCCGGCAATACAGCTATTATTTCCAGCTTAGAAAGTAAGTTTAGTGGCTCTGACGCGGCCTATGACGGAGCGCTCCCTGCAGGCTTTCTTAACGGCTCAGGACGTTGGGCAACAGTAGGAGGTGATTATCACACATCAGCTTATACCCCTAGCTTAACTATGCCAAATTATACTTTTAAATTTGAAGATGGTGACGAAGATCTATTGGTTGATGTCACAGACGCCGTAGAAGAATGGGTCGCGAGCT